GCCAGCGTCTTCACACGGTCGATTGCGCCGGTCATGTCGGCTACGTTTTCTTTGAGGCGGTGGTCGGATGATGTGTTGTATGCAACTGACGACCCGCTGGCGTAAATGCTACCAACAAGTGAGGTGTTTTTGTAAAACAGCATCGGATAATATGCTGTGGTGCTGTTGCGGTCAGTCTCAATACAACCGTTTGTGGTTGTGTGAAACGCCGCCCGTGTGTCACCGTTTGTCTTGCTTGTAGTGCCGACCAGCAAGTTGCCGCTGTTGTCGATGCGGAGGCGTTCTGTTGCCGCACCACCGCCAGAGCCAATCATAAACTTGGCCGCAGAACCGCCGCCATCAGCCTGTAACTCAAAAGTATACTTCTCAGACGAACCGTTTGAGCCTTGCAAGATGAGGCTGTTCACATCGTCCGCACCATCAAACGCAACTGTGATGTCGTTGCTGTCTACCTCAACAGCAGCAGGAATAGCAATCTTGCCCGTGCCATCCGGGTCGAGGGTGATGTCACTGTTGCTGCTCGTGAGACTGCTGATTTTGTTTGTCTTTATCTCACTCATGCGAGGTCTCCGTGTACGGCAGACTGGTTAAATTCCGCATCTCTGCGTGTGTTGGTGCTGCTCAAACTATTAACGTGGTCATAACTAGAAGTGGCATCAGGGCGTGTATTACTTAAGTCGCCGCCAATAGTACCTGTATCAAAAGCGGCAGAGGAAACAGATGAGTAATTTGTGTCAGCCATAGACGAGGTAAAGTTGACTTGGTAGCCCCCTGTTGCTTCGTCTGTAAGTGTAGACACGTTTGCGCTTCCTTTAATGGCTACTGTTCCCGTCCCGTTGAAGCTGATAAATGATTTTGCAGCTTCCTGCTTCGTCAGCGTAGCCGCACCGCCGCTGGTACTCTGGATGGTATCTGCCTTCAATGTACTCATAGCGTCACCAGTGTCCCGCCGCTTTCGACTGTCAGGGTCACACCGCTGGCTACGGTGAACGGCCCAGTTACGTTAGCGTTCTCAGTTGCAAGGATGGTCGTGTCGGCAGTCAACGACTGTGCGTTGGTACGGAACAGGCCACCACCCTTGAAGTTACCCTTGTTCTCAGCAGGGGGCGTGATTGAACCGGCAGTGAGGTCAAGGAAATTCACAAAGATATTTGCAGTACCTGTGGACGGTGCCGCAGTAAAAGTCAGAGTAACACCATCGGGGATTGTGTAGGCAGATGCCGCATCTTGGACAACACCATCTACAGACACCAACACCGACTGTTTGTCAGCAACGGTACGGTTCAGGGTAAACGTAGTCGTAGACCCATCGCCGTTAAACTGCTGGACAGCCGGTGTAGAAAAATAGGAGATTGCAGGTACGTTGCCCTGATAGGATGCCATGTCCCGTTACCCCTTACGTAATGTCAAGATGGCTAAGAACCACGTCAGCAGACGAGGCAGTGTCGGACGTTACCGTGATAATGTCACCCGGTTCCATAACGACTTTTTGGTCACCACCAACAACAACGAGTGTACCGCCTACAGGTACCGGTGCAGCTTTCACGAGGTAAACTGCGTCCTCTGCACCACTGGTACGTCCAGATGCGTCCAAGATAACGTCAACAGTAATCTGAGACGTTACGATGTTTGCAACAGACAGGCCGATGATTGTTGTTTCGGTAGAGGCACCACAAGTCAGAATGGTCGCTGGGGACGTTCCGATTGCTGTATCTGTCTCTGATAGAAAAGCGTTTGCCATTTCTTACTCCAATTATGTGTATAATTATACCATACTTCTATACACTTGTCAAGTGTTTTTTAGCCTAGTGCAATAGCAAATGCTAGTGCCGATGGGTCTTGCTCTGTAAAGTTAATGTTTGTAAGCTGTGAGCCATCTACTGCTGGCAGTTTACCAGTACCGTCAAGCTGTACAACATTGTTGGCACTTGTGCCTACATCCTGCGTGGCGGCAGTACCAAGCCCAAGGGTGGTACGTCCCGCTGCAGCATCTGCGTCATCAACCAAGCTGCGGCCAAACGCCGTAAAGTCCGTGACCGCATACGTATCACTAGCCGTAGTATAGATAATTTTGTCTGCAGCCGTAGTAAGGCCAGCAATCGACGTGAGACCCGCATCGTATGCTTGTACGTCAGAGCCGATAGCAACACCAAGATTAGTCCTAGCGTCAGAGGCAGTAGAGGCACCAGTACCACCATCAGCAACGGCAAGGTCAGTAATACCAGAAACGCTTCCACCAGTAATAGTAACATTGTTCGCATCTTGTGTTGCTATGCTCCCCAGTCCAAGTGATGTACGGGCCGTTGCACCAGACTCTGACACAAAGTTTGTGCCGTTACCTACGATGAAGTTACCGTCAGTAGGTGTCAGTCCAGCGACATCAGCAAGCTGTGCGTCATACGCCTGTACATCTGTGCCAATAGTCAGCCCCAGTGAGGCACGAGCAGTGGCACCACTTTCAGCTACGAAGTTAGTGCCGTTGCCTACAATGATGTTGCCGTCAGTTACAGCCAGACCAGCTACATCTTGAAGCTGTGCATCTAGCCGTGCGTTGTCAACAGTGCCAGTAAGCTGGGAGGCGTCAATGCTCTTGTTGGTCAGCGTCTGTGTGCCTGTAAGTGTGGCTACAGTGCTGTCAATAGCAAAGGTCACAGCATTGCCAGCCCCGCTGGTATCAATGCCCGTACCACCCGTGAATGTCATTGTCTCTGTGTCAAGGTCAATCGACAGCGCACCGCCAGTGTCAGCTTGGAAGTCCAAGTCCTGTGCAGTTACCTGTGCATCAACATAGGTCTTGATGGCCTTTGCAGAAGCAAGGGTGGTGTCAGTAGCCGCTACTGTAGTGAGGTCAGTGTCAAGTACGCCTGACTTGAGGTTGTCTACTTCAATGTTAGAGACAGTGTTATTGTCTACATCAATAGTCTTGTTGGTAAGTGTCTGCGTACCTGTCAGCGTAGCTACAGTGCTGTCAATAGCAAAAGTAACACTATTCCCTGCGCCAGCAGTATCAATGCCTGTGCCACCTGTAAGCGTGAGACTCTCGCTGTCAAGGTCGATAGATAATGCTCCACCAGTGTCTGCTGAGAAGTCAAGGTCTTGGGCTGTGACTTGTGCGTCAACGTACGCTTTGATAGACTGCTGTGTAGCCAGCGCAGTAGCACTGTTAGACGACATAGTATCTTCATCAAGAATATCCGTTACAGTTGTAGTCGGCATCGCAACGCTGTCTACGTATGCAACACCGTCAATGTACAGGTCTTTGAACTCTTTACCTGATGCACCCAAGTCGATGTCATTGTCTGTGGTAGGCTCAATCACACCGTCTTTGATAACAAGCTGTTCAGTAGAAGTACCCGCTACATCAATGCTTACTTCAACTTGGTTGTTGGTGTCGTCTACAACAACTTTGTTCTTTGGCGTGGCAACACCGGGGTCACCAATCAATCCAATGACCGGACCTTCAGCGGTAGTACCGTCATGCTTGTGACCAGTCGTATTGCTGAATACATTTACAAGTTGGTCAAACTCGTCATTACTGTCGGACGCATTGATAATGTCGCCGTCAGTATACGAAGATTGTCTAGTGTAACCTGCCATTAGCGTCTTGCTCCTGCGTCAAATTCCAACTGAAAACCTTTCAGTGAATAGGGTGCCGATGTTCCTCTGTCATTAACTCGTAGTGCAACAGCAAAGCCAGAACCTTCAATGGGCTGTCTTACCAATGGGTTTGTCTGACCACCATACGTTGCTGTGCCGTATGAAGATGTTCCGTACACAGCGACTACTGTAGCTGTATCAAATGGATATGCTGCTGGTCGTGCTGCATCGGGTGACTCGTAGTCGTACCGCACAAACAAGTCTGCGTTCACTGCAGCTTCCGGTGCGTAGTTAATAATCACACGCTGGAAGTTCTTGCGGATACCTGCATCACCCATTGACAAGTCTGGTGAACGGTACTTGCCAGTGATATTGTTACCGTCAAAGTCGTTGCCGCTTTCCTGACGGTAGACATAGCCATCATACTCACCATGCAGTACAATGCTCTCACCGTCTGAGACAATAAAGTCTGTGCAGCTAGGACGAATGCCCCTAATGTCTGCGAACTCATATGCCTCATTCCGTCTTGCGGAGATAATGCCAGTGGTGTTTCCTCTAGTAACATCAGCATTAGAGAAGAACAAACGATACTGTGTCTTGTCAGGTAGAATTACGCTGTCAAATTCATCAACGTCGGTAAGTCCCTGAAAGCGGCGTTGAATGGGACGGCTAATTGTACCAAGTTCCACGTCACCAATCCGTTCAGTACCGGCTACAGTACGAAGGCCGTCTGGCCCCAAGAACACGATGTCTCCACCAAATTCTTGGATAGTGAAGCCGTTGACACATCCAATCTCACGAGTAACTGGCTGTA